TGACAAACTTAGTGTGTAGTGTGTGCTCTGCGCTGGGTGACACTACATGTTCAGGCCACGTAAGCAACTCTTGTTCCTCTTTCTGTTTGTGTTTCTCTTGTGGGCGTAACCTACCCATGATCTCTTCCGCTGTCATGCCTGTACTGGTTGCACCCTTGATGCGACAGTCAAGTTTGTAGCAGTTGTATAACACAGTGCCATCCTCTTTGGTAGCAGTGAATGTGTTCTTACCACCACACCAAGGACAGGTAGCACGATAAGGTGTTCCTTCTTTTATATCAAGACCTTCTACGTATTTCTTAACGTTCTGCATTAAGTCTTACCTCTCTTAGCCAACGCATTCTTAGCGCCACTGAATGTGTTTACCATGTAAGGTTTAACTGATCCAGGGTTACGGTGTCCACTGACTTGCATGATCTGAGCTAGGTCAGCACCACCCTCTACCATCTCAGTGATAGCAGTGCGGCGTAAGTCCATAGCAGTGATATTCTTTGGTAGTCCTGCAGCATCCTTAACTTCATTGATAGCTGCATCAATCTGATCTACTGGGTAAGGCACATAAGCTCCTGCTACAGGTGTGGTTTTAGGTGCTACGTAGGTCTGGAACCCAAAGTCCTGCTTCTGCTGCTGTAGCATGGCACACAGAGCCTCTGAGATAGGCAAATGTACGTCTGCTCCACGCTTACTTTGTGTTAGGTCTATGCGCTGGGCTTCTAAGTCTACCTTATCCCAAGTCAGAACACGCATATCACCTACACGTTGAGCTAGATCGTATGCCATATGAACGATCAACCCAATGCTACGCCACTTGAAGTCAGAGTATGCAGTGTCAAGGAACTGATGTACCTGCTCTCGTGTCCAACGTACCTTGCGTGGCTGATCTGATTCAGTCTTAATGAGTCTGACAGGATCGTTGTCTACGATGTCTAGTCTCATGCAGTGCTTCCATGCTGTACTTAATGCAGCCTTACGATAGTTTGCTGTACGTATGCCAACTTGTAGCCAAGCCTGGTATGCTTGATTAGTGTGTCTAGCCTTGAGTGAACTAGCTTGGTAGTCCTCTAGGCGTTTACCTTCTACACGAGTAGCTAATACAGCACTAAGGTGTGTCTCGTATTGCTTCTGTGTTGTGCCTGATAGTCTGGCAAAGTGTGAACTGTTAAGGTAGAACTGTACTAGCTCTCCAACCTTAGCTCTTCTGTTTGGCATACGCATCTTACCATTTCCTCCTCGTCTTCCAGTAGACCCAACACTCTAAGCAATGCCCTTTACCTAAGAACAAATCAATCAAGAATACTATGTTAGGCTTACCGTCTTTTCTCCATTGGTGGTTTCTTGCGCTGAACGTTTGGTTGTTGCTCCCTCCTAGTATCACGTTCACTGTTACGCTTATCGCTGTCGCTACTCTCTTGATGTATCTTCCCAACCCAGTGCGTGGATTCATCATGCGGGTCATCGTCGTCTGCTTCATGTGTCAATCTGTTGCTCCTATAAATACTAAGAAGATGTAGATGAATGGTGCTAGGATGTAGAGTCCTATTACCCAGCGTAGTATCTCTTCAAAACATCGGATACCAAACTGCACCATTGTCCATCTCTTTCTTAACGTTTCCTAGTTCAGCACGTAGGTGTTCTATATCATCATACTGTCCCATCCAATCAGCATCATCAATCTGTTGTTGCAGTTCGTTGTGATAACGATGGATGTTCTTTAGGTTCTCTACATTGTATTTATGCATGGACTCGCTCCACCTCCGCATACCAGTTCTTACTCTTGACAGCTAGCTTGTATGCTTCTGCCTTGTTAGATGTGCTGTACCAACAGATAAGTTTACCATCGGTGTCAAAGAATTGTACTCTGTAAGTCATTAGTCTTCCTCTCTTTGTGTTACGCTAGGGAATGCTTGATAGAAAGCACCACGTACATCTTTAAGATTTACATATGTATTATACAACAACCAATCTTCACTGGTCTGTGTATCCCATGCATCATACGCTTTCCACATATCACGGATAGCTTCTTGTTGTTTCTCTGTTAAGCATAGGAAAGCTGCATTAAGTTGTTTTTGTTTCTCTTCATGTTCTGCTTTGTTTGCGTCAATACGTGCTTGTTCTTCTTCATTTGGAATGTATGGCATCTTGTGTCTCCTTCTGCATGTACTTGATGACTATCTTTTTGTTGCGGGATATGATGACAACTTTACCGTCATCACCATACCCTATGTATTTACCTTTATGCTGCATTATGTTCATTGACCAGTACGTAGCGTGTGTAACGTTGACCTGTCACTGGGTGTGTCTTGCGTTGTGTGATGAAGACTACGCCTAACTCTTTCAAGTCTAGGATGCGGCGTGGCAATGCCATGATTTTGTATTGTGTGATAGCATCCATTGTAGAGATGCTGCCTACAGTGCGTAGGTGTTTCATGATTGTGTCTAGTTGTTTAGTAGTAGCCATTAGTTTGTCTCCTTCTTAGCTAATGTTTCTGCTTTTACTTCTTGGCAGATGTTTATCAGTGTGTCAACACTTTCTTTCGGTAGCCAAGTTACTTCGCCTGTCGTACCGTTGCGAACCTGCATCTCACCTGTGTCAAACAGATGTGCTTCCCATCCTTGTGTTAGGTCTGCTTGTTTAATTAGTTGCATCTTACGATCTCCTTCCATTCGTATAGATCAGGGTACTCAGGATTACATTTCCAGTATCCATAAACAGTTTGTTTTATCATGAGGTCTGCAATAGTCATGGCTGCATCAATGTCGTAGCCATACAAGCTCATACTCTTGTCACCTCGTGTGAATGTGTAAGTCATACTAACTCATCCTCCTTTACGTTAGCTTCAAACACTGCACGTGCAAACCCTCGTGGCGTAGCACTGCGTATGTCTTTTGTGCGCTGGGATTTACCGCCCAACTTTAGGTGTTGCTGACTGTATCCGTCAGGCTTTTGTGTCGGACGTTTGGGTGGCATAGTGAAGCCCCCACCTGTCCATAGGCACGTCTTCTTGGTGTAGCGATCCTTGGGTGCTATGTAGCCAGGCCACCGTGGATGTTCTGCCTCTGCGTCAGGGATGTACTCGCCATACTCATAAGGGTGGAACGAGTAGTTAGGCTTGCGCCACAGCGTAGCTAGTCGGGACACAGGGTTCTCTATGAAGTATGGAATGTCCAGTGCCTCAAAGAGTGATGCGCACCATCGTGCATGATTGCTAGCACGTATCTGAAACTCTGGGTCTGCCTTACGCTTACGCTCAAAGTGTGCCGCACCTGATACAGCTAGATCAGTGCATACTGGGAATGCCATGCCGAATACTACATCTGTGTTCTCGAATGTGCGTTGCATACCTGTGATGTTATCAAAGTTCCACAAATCCATGTGGACATAGCGAATGAATCCACCGCTATCGAATGTGTCACACTTGGGTTTCTCTTTGCTATGCTGTATATCAAAGGCATAGCAGCAATACCCTGCCTCTGCCCAAGGCTTGAGTGCCTCGCCTGTGAAGTCATACAGTGATAGTACGATACCTTTAGTCATAGTTGTACCCTCTCGTCTGCTCTGTCTGTGTATGTGCATACACCTTCGTCGATCAATCGCTTGGCTTTGCGTTCATACCATCCTTTAAACTTCCAAGCCATGCCTGTGTCAATAAGGTACTGCCATGCTTCTATTTCTTCTTCGTGGTCAGCAGGTACTAACTGCATAGATATATCAATAGCTAGCTGTAGATTCATAGCGTCACCTCGTCTTGTGGTACTTCGATGCCTAGCAGTTTGCATAGCTTGTCGTATGTCTGTTGACCTGAACTGGACATCCTGTCGTAGTCCCAACCTAGATCAGCTACTAGGATTAAAAGCTGTTCTCTCTTGCCAAGTTTAGTCATAGTTTTATCTCCTCTACATCATTAAAGAAACACGTAGGCCAACACTGCTTATTGCTGTTCTGATCTAGTAGTACATACCAGTGTTCACCATTGTAAAAGTATGTGCTGATCACTCCGAATATCTCACCCTCTTGTAAGCCTTGCCAATCTTTCATGGCCTCTACTAGTTTCTTCATGTTATGCTATCTCCTGAACAAATCCTGTTGTGTCTTTCTTAGCCTTACCCTTGGCATACAGTGCCACGATGTGTCGCTTCGGGTCAAGAAAGCGTAGATCATCTTTGTCACCGTCTGTGACTTTTACGCCACGCCATGTCTTTAAGTTGTACTCTTTACGGAATACCACAGCCACGTTCATACCCTTGTCGAGTGCATGTTGCATTTGTGCAGCATAGTCAGCATTCGCACCACTGTATGACCACGTTAGGTGGTAGTTAGGTATGTGTGACACCTTGCGGTTACTGATCTTGGTGTAGTCGTAGAACTGGACATTCGGGAATGCCTCCATGATACACAGACCGTCTGTATTCTTGATCAGTTCCCACCGTATGTCAGTTGTTCCATTAAGACGTATTACAGGTGTGATACCACGTTTGACACAGTATGCCTCAAACTTCTTAACGTCTTGGACTAGTTGCTGCATAAATGATTCACGATCACGGTAGAACCATTCAGCCTTACGTTGACGTGCAGTCTGTACGTTAGACATTTGTCCACGTCCTGCAGTGTATAGACAAGCTTCAATACATTGGGCAATAGCTGCCATGCTACATGAGTTGAATAGCTTACCATCCACCATAACTTTGTAGGGTGTCATGTATAGAATAGCTGTCAAGTATTCGCTACCGTCACCCTTGACTGTCTTGGCGTTAGTGCCAACACCTATAAGTTTATACGTCATAAGTTTCACTCCTCTATCAAACTTACTAGAGAATAGGCACATTACATGCCTATCTGTCAAGAAAGTTTATTCATCACGCTTTGCTTTTGCCACGTGCCACCCGTTCAGCCATGGACGCATACTCATGAGACTGCATGTATATCATGCCACGCCACAAGTAGTTGCCGCCTATTGGTGCAAGGTTAGAGAGTACCAACCAAG